AGGAATGTAAAGGAGAAAAGATTCCTGGTACTGACGGTAACTCTAAACTTGATACTTCACCTTGGATCTGTTTGAGATGGGTAAGGATTGATGGTGAAGATTATGGAAGAGGTTATGTAGAAGAATATCAAGGAGATTTAATTAGTCTTGAGTCTTTAATGCAAAGTGTCATTGAAGGTGCAGCTGCTAGTGCTAAGTGTGTTTTCCTTGTTAACCCTAATGGTGTAACCAGAGCACAAACATTAGCTAAAGCTCCTAATGGTGCTATTCGTGAAGGTTCTGCTGCTGATG